TTTCCGTTAAAGAGTTCCCGGCCAAAAGGATCTTAAATGGCCTGTCCACGCGTGAAAGCGAAACGGTAGAACTTACAGGGAGGGATTTCGATAAAAACATAGAACAGCTCAAGAGAGAAAATGAGCTGATGAAGCAGGCCGGGATGCCGACAATACTGGAATAATCATGAAAGGAGGTGTAGGGCTTGTACAAAAAATTCTGGGAGTTCCGCAATGTTTCGGAAGACGAGGCGGAACTTCTTTTATATGGCGATATAGCATCCGAACTTCCGTGGGCAGACGCAGGAGATACCGTCACGCCTCAGAAGTTCTATGAAGAATTGAAAGGTCTCAGGAATAAAGCCATCACGGTGCGGATTAACTCAGCCGGTGGGGATGTTTTTGCTGCACATGCAATATATACGCAGCTTAAAAGTCATAAGGCTGGCGTAACCGTGATCGTAGACGGCCTGGCAGCCAGTGCGGCAAGCATCGTCGCAATGGCGGGAGATACGGTAAAAATGCCATCCAACGCCATGATGATGATCCACAATCCTGCTCTTTTTNCCTTNGGCTTCTTAACTTCNGACGAAATGAGAAAGTATGCAGAGCAGCTTGATGCAGTCAAAGGATCGATCATCAATGCCTACACGATGAAAACTGGCCTCGACAGAGACACTCTGTCAAAGATGATGGACGAGGAAACATGGATGACGGGGCAAGAGGCGATGGAGATGGGGTTTGCGGATGAAATTATGTTCGAGAGTGTACCGGTTGAATCGAAAGGCAATATTTTGGTGGTGAACAGCGTCAGCCATGACATGTCAAGGTTTAAGACATTCCCAAGGATGCCGGAGGTGGTTAATGGCGTAGCCCCAAAGGATGTTTCAAGAGAAAAAGCACCGGAAGGTGAACCATGGGAGGCCCCTGCATTATCGGATTTCACCGATAAGCAGTGGGAGCAGTTAAGCGATGCAGAGAAAAGGCGTATAGCCGGACACTTTGCATGGGCTGCATCCATGCCACCTGNCAGATACAGCGACCTTAANCTGCCTCACCACAGGCCAAGCGANGGTGCAGTCGTGTGGAGAGGCGTGGCAAACGCGGCTGCCAGACTTCCTCAGTCAGATATCCCAAGCGCAGACATTGAAAAAGTTCAGGAACATTTGGGAAGTCATTATAAACAGTTTGATCGTGTCCCGCCATGGGAAGAAGAAAAAAGTGAAGATACATTACTCAAAAAGGAGGACGAGAAAATGAATATACAGACAGTCGATGAACTTAAGGCTGCCTTTCCGGATCTTGCAAACCAGTTATTTGAAGCAGGCATCAGACAGGAACGGGAGCGCATGAAAGCAATAGACGAGATTGCCAAGACGATCCCTGACAATCTTGTGGTGTCGGCAAAGTACGAAAAGGCAATGACTGCCGAGCAGCTTGCTTTTGAGGCGGTTAAGCTGGAGCAGCAGATGGGAAGGGAATACATGAAAGACCTGACGGATAACCTTGCTCAGGCCAAAACCATAGCGCCGCAACCGCAGGAAGGCGATAAAAACGAAAAAGAGGCCATTGCTAAGGCAATAGCCGAATTTGCAAACAAAAGGAGGGCAAGATAATGGCTAATTTGGTTCAAAATCTCGATTCTTTTACCCCCGACAATCTCTTTGCAGGGCACGAAATACCTGTGCTGGTCAAAGGTGTAACGCTTGAGGCAGGCCAGGGCGAGCTTAAAAGGGGAACGGTGCTTGGGAAGATAACCAAGACAATTGGTACCCTCACAAAGCCGGGTGATGCCAAAGGGTCGATAAGCAGCGTCGTTCTTGGCAAGGGGGTTAAGTTAGGCACATATAAACTGATATGTACTACTGCTACCGGTTCGGGCGTTAAGGCAGTTTTTAAGGCCATTGACCCGGAAGGGATCCGTTTGGATGATGCAGTCGCCGATACTGCCTATAGCGGACCGATTAGCTTCACTATCACAGAAGGAACCAACGGTTTCGCACTTGGCGACACCTTCGTTATCCCGGTAATAGCGGCAAGCGGCAAATATAAAGCCGTCAACTCTGCGAACACCGACGGCAGCGAAGTTGCCGACTGCATCCTTGCCGATGACGTAGATACCACGGCCGGTGATGTTACGGCTGTTGCGTATAAGACAGGCCACTTCAACAGGAAGGCACTCGTGTTCGGCGGTAGCGACACAGCAGAGATGCACGAGCAAACCTTGCGGACGCTCGGGATATTCTTGAGCGAAAATGTGAAGCCGGTTGAAGCGTAGTTAATCCGGAAAGAAGGAGGAAAGAATAATGGCAGGAATACCTAATATCTATGAAACCAGGACAATGATGCAGGCAATAAATTTAATGTTGCCTGTAAAGACTTTTTTCAGAGACACCTTTTTCCCCAACGTCCAGACGTTCGTGACCGAGAAGGTTGATGTCGACTTTAAGAAAGGCAAGCGTGCAATGGCGCCTTTCGTGGCACGCAGACGTGGCGGCATCACGGTGGACAGGGTCGGATTTAAGACAGATACCTACACGACTCCGTATATTGCCCCGCAGCGGTTACTTACCATCGACGATCTGGCCAATAGGCTGATGGGGGAGGATATATACAGCACGAGGACTCCAGAACAGCGTGCCCAGGAGCTGCTTGCTCAGGACCTCGTCGAGCTAGAACAGATGATAGTAAGACGCGAAGAGTGGATGTGCAGACAGCTCCTGCTTGAGGGCACCGTGACCATCAAGGGGTGGGTAGACAAGATAGGGCAGGACTACGTCGAGGACACTATAGACTTTAATTTCACCAATAAGGATGCCTTTACGTCCACGGAGGTGTGGGCTGATAACAATGCTGCCGGTAAAAAGTACAGCGATCTTAAAGAAATCAGACGTGAAATCATCAAGAAATCTGGGGTTAACCCAGATGTCGTAGTCATGGCGAACGACGTGGTCGAGCTGTTCCTGAACGATGAGTCAATACAGAAGCTGTTTGACATCCGTAACTTCTCTTTCGGCCAGATGCAGCCAAGAGTGATGATGGACGGCGTAACTTACATCGGCACTCTCGCCAGCCTTGGCCTTGAGATTTACACCTACGATGAATGGTTCATCGATGACGATGGTGTTGAAAAGCCGATGATGCCGGATAACTATCTCATCATGGGCAGGACGGGTCTTGGTTCAAGGCTGTACGGCGCAGTCACGCAGCTTGAAGACGACGGCCAGTTCCACACCTATGAGGGCACAAGAATCCCGAAGGTATGGAATGACACGAACAACGACATGAAGATGATCCGCGTCGCGTCCCGTCCTCTCCCCAAACCGGAGGATGTGGACTCCTGGTACGTGCTTAAAGTTAAGTAGGTGGTTGCATGGCGATCATAATAAAACGCTTTGGCGTTAAACATAAGGGAATAAGATATGGGCCCGGCCTTCCAGGCGGGTCCATTCTTTATGGCCTTACTGAGGAAGAAGAAGAGCGACTGATAGCGGAGTCCAACGGCACTATCGAGAAATACGAAGAAGAAAAGCCTGCGGAAGAGGGGAAAAGCACCGACCTGTATGTCGAAGAGCAAGGGATAGCGCCTAAATCCAAGGCAAAAAAGAAAAGNCGGTGANGCCGATGAAGCTGCGGGATTATATNTATCGCGATATCTCTGCCTTTCTGAACACTGACGAATTCGCCGACATGCACGATATAGANGGGCAGATGATAGAGGCAATCATCGACAGCGACATCCTCAAAATATACAGCAATGACAAAACAGAAATGTACGACGGCGTATACCGCGGCGAAATAGCGCTTTATGTTAAGGCGTCAGATTTAGGATACCGGCCGGTCTACGGGCAAATCATACATGTGGATGGCGACATCTATACCGTGAAGGAATGCGCTGACGACATGGGGATACTGCTAATAACACTCGAGGCCGCAGAGTCATGATAGAGATNGACGACAAAGAACTCGAACGTTTGAAAACAGTGCTTGCAGGCGTACCGAAAGGTGCAGCAAGGGCTATTTCTTCTGCGGTAAACAGGGCAGCTTCTGCTGCGAGGACGGAAGCCGTCAAACAGGTGCGCGCCCAGTATATCATCAAAGCGCAAGATGTTCGCTCGCCCATGTCCATTGAAAAGGCCTCTTCGTCAGGCCCAATGGCAACGCTTCGGGCATCCGGTAGGGTCATCCCGCTGTCCAAATTTCGCATATCGCCTGCCAGTCCGCCGCAAACTCGTCCATTGCGTGCTCAAGTTAGAAAAGGCAGCGCAGGTGGTACATTGCGGCATGCTTTTGTTGCCCGCATGCCTTCGGGCCATATCGGTGCATATATGAGAAAAACATCAAAAAGACTGCCGATAAAGGAACTTTTTGGCCCGTCAGTACCGCACATGATAGGGAATAAAGAAGTAATGGACAAAATCGAAAAGCGGGCGGTCGAGGTGCTGGACGAAAGGTTAGAGCACGAAATTACNAGNTTGTTAAAGGGGTATGGCAAATGAGCCCGGTTGATTTAATTGACGCTATCTGTGAATTTTTGAGTGTCAGCGTCAAAGATTTACAGCTGAAAACCCAAAAAGACGACATAAGGCCTCCGCAAATTATTGCCGGATNCTTGCCTCNTAAAAATCCCAAGAAGCCTGAACTGCAAGANGAGGANTTCCCCTTCGTGATAGTCAGGCTTNTTTCTTTNGAGGATANAAGCGAAAAGGGCGGAGGTACCGGTCGTGATTATGCTCAGGCAATCGTCAAACTGGTTATCGGCACATATTCTNATGANNCGCAAGACGGATGGCGCGANGTGGCAAATATAGCGACGAGGGTCTGGATAGATCTCTTTAAGAAGAGAGTGATTGCCAAAANATACAGGGTGGAATATCCCTGNNGGTTTGAGATGCCGGAGGAGCAGCCGTATCCGCAGTGGATTGGCGAAATGACTACGAACTGGATAATAGCGCGTCCGCTTGAGGAGATATATGACAAGGAGGTGATACAGGATGGCGAATTCTTTAAATAAAAAGATCAAATATTCGCTTAAGACAAAAGATAAAGTGATCTATTGTGGCCCAAACATCCCAGGTGGAATGCTCTCCAAATACAGAATCTTTAAGGACGGCATCCCTGAATATTTGAACGAGCTGATAGATAAATGCCCAGAAATAAAGATGCTGTTTGTTCCGGTAGCAGAGCTAACAAGAGTAAACAGAGCAGTAGATACTAAAGGAACGCCTGAACAAATAGCTTACGAGAAAGTCATGAAATTTATCTCAAAAGGTGGTGTGTGATAGATGGCATATAGGCATGGCGTATATGTTTCAGAAGTGCCGACTTCGATAATCCCNCCGGTNAGAACAACGGCGGGATTGCCTTTTGTAATAGGGACTGCGCCTATAAATCTGGCGGATGTAACCAATGTAAACAAGCCGGTGCTTTGCTATACCTATCAGGAAGCGGTTGAGGCTTTTGGATATAGTGATGACTGGGCTAATTATACTTTATGCGAGTTCATATATTCTCATTTTGCTCTTTTTAATGTATCTCCGGTAGTTTTAGTCAATGTTTTGGACCCGGCTACACATAAAACGAGTAAAACTGATGAGAGTTACACATTTTCGGCTACTGTACAGGCTGTCAAATTGCAAAATAAGGGAGTTTTGCTGAATACGGTAGTTGTCAAATCAACTGCAGCAGAGCCAGAGACGTATGTTTTGGGCACGGATTATGCTATCGGGTTCGATGAAGACGGATACGCGGTCATAACGCGCCTTTCNNGCGGTGGTATCGGAGAAGCTTCGGGGATAAAGGTAACTTATGATTATCTTGATCCTTCTCTTGTCGAGGCTGATGACATAATTGGAGGCGTGGATGCCGCTACCGGCGATTATATAGGTCTTGAGCTAATCGACAAAGTCTTCCCTAAATTTGGCCTTGTNCCTGGCATGATCCTTGCCCCNGGCTGGTCCGATGATCCCGAAGTGGCGGCAGTGATGGTGGCGAAGGCNTCAAATATAAATGCCCATTTCAAGTGTATCGCGCTGGTGGATGTGCCTGCCGATACTGTTAAAAAATACTCAGACGTCTCAGAGTGGAAGAATCAGAACAATTTTATCTATGAGCGGCAGGTTGTCTGCTGGCCAAAGATAAAGCTTGAGGATAAAGAGTTTCATCTTTCCACGCAGCTGGCCGGGGTAATGTGCAAGGTAGATTCGCAAAACGATGACGTGCCCTACGTAAGCCCGTCAAACAAGGCCATACAGGCCAATGGTGCAGTTGCTAACGGAAAAGAANTNGCCCTTGGCCCGGAGCAGGCGGCTTACCTGAATGGGCAGGGCGTAGTCACTGCGCTTAACTTCATAGGCGGTTGGAGAGCCTGGGGCAACAGGACCGGAGCATATCCCAGCATGACCGATGTTAAAGATACTTTCATCCCTATTCGGAGGATGTTTGACTGGATAGGCAACACCCTTGTGCTCACATTTTGGCAGAAAGTTGACTATCCGATCACTAGGAGACTTGTGGAGACGATAGTGGATTCGGCAAACATCTGGCTCAACGGTCTTGCTGCCAGACAGTTCATCCTTGGGGGAAGAGTCGAGTTTAATCGCGACGAAAACCCAACGACCGATCTAATCGACGGCATCATTCGCTTCCATGTGTATGTAACGCCCCCGGCACCTGCACGCGAGATTGACTTCATCGTCGAATACGATCCGCAGTATCTCGAAACGCTGTTCGCAGCGTAAGGAGGGTGGAATAAATGGCAAATCAAGTACCCGAAAAGCTCATAAATTTTAGGGTGTACCTGGACGGCAACGATCTTATCGGCGTGGCTGATGTCGAACTNCCAAGCATCGAGGCCATGACCGAGACCGTGAAGGGTGCCGGCATAGCGGGAGAGATAGACAGCCCCACGCTTGGNCATTTNGGAAGCATGACATGTACGCTTAACTGGAGGACTGTAGAAAAACCTACGCTCAGTCTTGCCGCACAGAAGGCACATAATCTTGACCTGCGCGGAGCAAATCAGNTCTATGACGCAGGATTAGGCNAATATTTGGTGCGTCCNGTNAGGGTAGTNTTACGTGCCGTACCGAAGACGTCGGTGAACCTGGGCAATTTAGATGTAGGCGTAAATGCAGGAGCATCTAACCAGTTTGAGGTGCTTTATATTAAAGTAGACATTGATGGCGCGACCATGGTGGANATAGANAAGCTCAACTACATCTGTAAAATTAACGGGATTGACTACCTTGCGCAGGTNCGAGCAGCGCTTGGCCTCGATTGAGGTGCTGCNNAATGAAGATAAAACTTAACAGACCGATAACGATAAACGGCGTCGAGATGAAGGAGATAGAGCTTGATTTTGA